CAGATGAGGATTAGAAATGCAAAGCAAAGCCAAGCCAAGGACCAATCCTGATGCTCCACGCCCGCATTGCCGCACGCGCGTTCAACACGCCGCTACTTGTTGAGCCCTCCAAAGCCATGGCGTTTCTGTCTGGACTTGGGCCACGCATTCTTGGGCGGCAGCTGGAACTGTCAGGCAGCGATGTGACCGATGCGCCCGGTACCCCCGCCCTACCCGCCCGGGCTAGCATTCTTGCAGGGAACCTCGCAGAGCGCCTGCGCCAACATGGAGATGCGCCATATCCAGTTGTAGATGGCATCGCCGTGATCGAGATCGCGGGCGTGCTGATCCACCGCGGCAGCTGGATCGGCCAATCCTCCGGCCAGACCAGTTACGAAGGGATCGCAGCCCAAATCGAGGCGGCGGCAAACGATCCGGCCGTGCGCGGCATTGCGCTGGACATCGACAGCTTCGGCGGAGAGGTGGCAGGTGTTTTTGACTTGGCAGATCGCATCCGTTCAATACGGGGATCGAAACCGGTCTGGGCTTTCGTCGCCGAACACGCTTTCTCAGCTGGATATGCTCTGGCCTCACAGGCTGATCGGATCCTGCTGCCACGAACTGGAGCGGTCGGGAGCATCGGCGTTGTCGTGATGCATGCTGATCTGAGCGGCCAGCTGGATCAGGATGGAATGCGCGTAACCCTGATCCATTCCGGACAGCACAAGGTTGAGGGCAATCCTTACGAGCCACTGCCCGAAGCGGTGCGGGACGATATCCAGCGAGAAATAGACGTCCTGCGGTTCCTCTTCGCAGAAACTGTTGCTGCCGGCCGCGGCGGTCAGCTGAGCCAGGAAGCGGCACTGGCAACCGAGGCAGCAACCTATCGCGGGGCGGAGGCCGTGGCTGCGGGCCTCGCCGATGAAGTCATCGATCTCACACGCGGCTTCGGCGCCTTTCGGCAAGCCGTGGGAAGCCGGCCCGTCTCCATGATGACGCGTTCAACCACTGCATCAGCCCGCCAATCAGTCACCCAACCCATCACCCGAAAGGACACCACCATGGCCAATACGCCTGACACCGAAAACACGCCGCCAGAGGATGTCGATTATGCAAAGCTGGATGATCAAGATGATACTGATCTTTCTACGACAGCCGCTGATATTGACATGGTGGTACCCACCACGCCTGCAGCGCGCAAGACACCGACCTCTTCAGTTGCATCGTCAGTTGACAGGGCCCCCGCGCCATCTGCGTCATCCGCACCTGTTGCCGCGGCGACTGGCGATCTGGCAGCACTCACAGCGCAGTTGCGCGAGGCCGCGGCAGAGATTGCCGAGATCGCGGCGCAAGCAGGGCGCCTTGGTATTGCAATCGATGCAGCAAAAGCCCTTCGTGACGGTACAGCACCCGAGGCTCTGCGCGCACAGGTGCTTCAACGCGCAGCCACTGCAGCTGATGCCCGCGATATCGTCGCCGCGCCAGCCTCTCACGTTCTCCCCAAACCCACTGAAAGCCCGATTGTGGCTGCCGCAAAGAAGGCTGCCTCAGCTGGCAGCAGGCACTGAAGCACGCTCAAAGCCTGTTGCGCCGCCACCTGATCCCCCGCCGTTCCTCCCCGGTGGGGGATTTCTTTTTATCTCCTGACCACAAGGATCCACGACATGAATGTTCTCAGAAAGCCTCCCAGCATAGGCGATGTGCTGAAATATGAGCTCAACCCAAACTTCACCCGCGAAACAATCACCCTGCTGGCGGGCGCCACCTATCCCGTTGGCGCCGTGCTCGGCCGGATTACCGCCAGCGGCAAATACAAGCTTGCGACCTCAGGTGGCACGGATGGTGCGCAGACCGCAGCGGCTGTTCTACTCTATCCAGCTGATGCCACATCCGCCGACGCGGCAGGGTTGGTTATCATGCGCGGCCCCACCATCGTCTCAAAAGCGGCACTGGTGTTTGACGCTACGGTCGATGACGCAGCCAAGACCGCCACTAAGCACAGCCAGCTCACCGCCATCGGGATCATACCACGCGATCAGGCTTGATCCTTGCTCAACGCCTCGCGCGGTTAACGCCGCGGCCAGCACCTTGCCGCGCACGAAGCGTCGCACAGCGTTTCACGCAGGCCACCGCAACCCATTTCCTTCCCCCCCTATCCTTTTGCCCCGGAGTTCCCCCATGACCATCACCCGCAACCCGTTTGACGCGGGCGGCTATTCGCTCGCCGAGATGACGCAGGCCATCAACATCCTGCCCAACCTCTACACCCGCCTTGGCCAACTTGGCCTCTTTCGTTTCCAAGGCGTCACACAGCGCTCTGTTGTCATTGAGCAGCGTGAGGGCGTGCTCAGCCTTCTCCCATCGGTACCGCTGGGTGCGCCGGCAACGTTGGGCACACGCGAGATGCGGTCCATGCGCAGCTTTAGCCTGCCGTGGATCCCGCATGATGACATCATCCTTCCTGGAGATATCCAGGGTGTACCTGCGCTTGGCATGTCAGACATGGCTGACCCATTAACCGAGGTGATGACCGAAAAGCTCACAGTAATGCGGCGCAAACACGCACAGACACGCGAGTACATGGAGATGAATGCGCTGCGCGGTATCGTCAAGGACGGGGCGGGCAGCACACTTTATGATTATTTTGCAGAGTTTGGCCTTGAACAAATCTCCGTCGATTTTGCCTTTGGGACAGCGGGCAGCAACATCCAGGCCAAGATCCGAACGGTGCTGCGCGCAATCGAAGACAACCTTATGGGCGAGACCATGAGTACTGCCCATGCACTGGTCAGTTCAGAGTTCTTTGACAAGCTGATCAGCCATCCCAAAACTGAAGACGCCTACAAGTTCTTTTCTGCCTCGGGTGGGCAACCGCTGCGAGACGACATGCGGCGGGCCTTTCCCTTTGGCGGCCTTTTGTTCGAGGAGTATAACGGCCGTGCTCCGCTGTCGAACGGCACAACAGAGCGCTTTATTGGTGTGGGCGAGGGAATTGCCTTTCCGCTGGGCACTTTCGATACGTTTACGACCTACGGCGGCCCCGCCAATCTGCTAGAGGCCGCAAATACGGTCGGCTTGCCGCTCTATGCCCGCCAGCAAGTTGATGCCAAGGGGCGCTGGATCGATTTGATGACAGAGGCATCCATCCTACCGGTCAACAAGCGGCCGCGGTTGGCGATCAGGCTCATGAGTTCAAACTGAAAGGACTAAGAGTCTGATTCGAAACTAACGCAACAATTTCAGACACATGGCATTTGATGCGCTGCGCAACGTTTGCTGGTCGCCCTTCACCCAAACCCAACAAAATCAGATGTTTGGGCCGCCGATCTTGTCTGCCATGATGGCATTTCGATGCTTTGGTTAAACGCAACACATTGATTTTGCGTGATTAGTTTTGGATCAGCCTCTAAGACATGACCGCCTTCGCTGGGGCACTCGATCTGCTGTTCGCTGATCCGAACCTCGCCCTTGAGGCTTGGTACCGTGACAGCGAAGGGCAGTTCACCCGTATCCGCATAATCCCGCGTCGCAATGATGATGTGACCACGTTCGGAGCGGCGCGTCTTGTCTCGGAAACATTCCGTTTCGACGTGCGCGTGTCTGAATTGCCCGCACCCCGCCCCGACGAGCAGATCCTCTTTGGCGAAGAAACCTTCCTGATCCAAGGCGAACCCCTGCGTGATCGCGAGCGGCTGATCTGGACCATTGAGGCAACACCGGCATGAAGCTCGACCTCTCTGCCGCAGGCGACATCGTTATCGCAATGCAGGCCGAAATCCTTGCAGGCGAAAAGGCGGTGACAACTGCCATACGCGCGGCGGGTGGCGATCTTAAATCCAACTGGCGCGCCCAGATCACGCGCGCCCGCCTAGGTCAGCGGCTCGCCAATACGGTCCGGTCAAAGACCTATCCGGCGGCGGGCGAGAGCTTTGATGCTGCAGCACTGGTCTGGTCCAATGCACCTCAGATCATCGGGGCGCATGACACCGGCCCATTGATCCGGTCAAAGGGCGGCTTCTGGCTTGCTATTCCTATGCCGGCGGCCGGCAAAGGCAGCCGCGGCAAGGCGCTCACGCCTGGCGAATGGGAGAGGCGGCGTGGTCTGCGCCTTCGGTTTGTCTATCGGCGCAGGGGACCAAGCTTACTGGTGGCCGAAGGCCGCTTGAACACACGCGGGCTCGGCGTAGCGTCACGGTCGAAAACCGGCCGCGGGCAGAGTACTGTGCCGATCTTTCTCCTGGTCCCACAGGTGAAGCTGTCAAAACGGCTCAATCTTGCCCGGGATGCCGAGCGCGCGCAGGCAGCAATACCGGGATTGATCGTGGCGAACTGGGTCTCAGAGAAAGTTTGAATGCCGGCGTCAGCCAAGCGTCGTCCTGATATCTGCCATTGGAATATAAACGCGCTGCGGGTTGTCGGGATCCCCAAGTGGTTTGAAACCAAGGCTTTCGTAGAAGCCCCACCGCCTTTCGAAATGGTCGTCCTTGAGAACATCGAGTACGATTGCTGCTGCCCCCATCTGATCTGCGATGCCAAGGCAACGCGTCATCGCATCAACGAGAAGCGCTGTGCCAAGGCCCTGCCCCTGCATGTCATCGCGAACTGCGACTGCGCGGATATAAATCACGGGGATGTCAGGCACGCCGGCACGTTGCCATTTACCCGGACCGAGATTGGCGCGAACGGCCAGTGCACCAAGAGTGTAGAAGCCCAGAACTGCTGGATCTTCCTTTGCCGTCGCGATCCAGGCGGCAATCGTGCCGGTCTTGATTTGATCCGAAAGCGAGGAGATCAGGAAATTGTCGATTGGGCCAAAGCCGCAAGAAAAGGCGCTGCGGTCATGCAGCGCCTTGTCAAACTTCGCAATCACGAGGGTGGGTTTGTTCTCCGGTGCTTTACTTGGCATCCGTTAGACGGCCTTTGGAAGCGGCGGCGGCGCGCGCCAGTCCCATCACGACCTTGCCAGGCGCCTCAGTGGCGCTTCGAAAGGCCTCAAACGCCTCAACGGGCAGTATCGAGAGCGACAGCCGCTGCTCGACCTCCTGCGCACGTAAGAGCGCTGCCTGGCGGATGAAGTCAGCCTCTTGCAAACCGGTTGCTGCTGCGGCGGCCCGGATGCGAGCTTCATCTGTGCGATGCAGCCGCAATTCCTTGCGTGCCTCCATTTTGCCTGGGGTCGGTGTGATGTTTTCGGTGGCAAACATGATGGCTCTCCTTTGCGCGATTTCGTACGGTAAAAAGCCGTACATGTCAAGATATTACCCTAATGGCGAAGAACTCGATGCACACCCAACGTGAAACCATCCTGACCGCCCTGGCGGACCTGTTACGCACGATCCCGCATGTGCCTGTTCTGCGCGGAGAAGTTCTGCCGGAACGCATCCCACCCGCAGGTCTTATGATCCTGCGCGACGGCAATCCAGGTGAGCCCG